TTACATCATGTTTACCATGGCCGCAAAAAGGTGACGCAGTTAGTTTGCCACTGGGTACAACTGCACCAGTTCAAACAGGTGCAATATCAGGTGTCGGTGATGATCGTATTACGATATTGAATGGTGCGGGTGATCAAAAGTTTTTGAATCACACAGTAGGATCACAAATAGTTGTAGACGGTACAGGTAACGCGTTTAATTTGATGCAAGCTAATCTTGCAGACGCAACGGCAGCAACAATCAATCAGCTGCGTGAAGCGTTTCAAATTCAAAGGCTGTATGAGCGTGATGCGCGAGGCGGTACACGTTATACAGAAATATTGCAAAGTCATTTTGGTGTAACATCACCAGACGCAAGGCTGCAGCGCCCAGAGTATTTGGGCGGTGGTAAAACACCAGTATCAATGCAACCAATTCCACAAACATCATCAACAGATGCTACATCGCCACAAGGTAATTTGTCAGCGATGGGAACAGTTGGAGTGCAGGGTCACGGATTTAGCAAGTCATTTGTAGAACATGGCGTTATTATTGGTATGGCTTGTGTGTTTGCAGATTTAACATACCAGCAAGGTATGAGCCGTATGTGGTCTCGTAGGGATCGCTGGGATTTTTACTGGCCAGCGCTTGCACATTTGGGTGAGCAAGCAGTGCTTAATGAAGAAATTTATACACAAGGCACGAGTGCGGATCAGGATGTATTTGGATATCAAGAGCGTTATGCGGAATATCGGTATAAGCCGAGTCAAATTACAGGTAAAATGCGGTCAAACGCCACAGGTAGTTTGGACGTTTGGCATTTGTCACAAGACTTTAGCAGCGTGCCAGTGCTCAATGCATCGTTTATTGAGGAAAACCCGCCAATTGATCGGGTTGTAGCGCTGCCAACGGAACCAGATTTGTTGTTCGATTGGTATTTTGATATGAAATGTACTCGGCCAATGCCAGTATATAGTGTGCCTGGTCTAATTGATCATTTTTAAGGTATGTTATGGATATTAAGTGGAATATCGTTATTAGTGTTATTAAGCGTATCGCATTGCCTATGGCAATCGGTTCGCTTGTTCTTTGGGCTATGTCTCATGGCTATGATGACTGGGTGCCTGTTATATGTGGTATTGCAGACAATCTTGGCATCGTAGTAACGGAGTGTAAAAATGCTTAATTTTTTAGCCGCAGCAGCGCCAATAATTGGTGGCGCAATAGCGGGTCGCGGAGCTAGTCAAGCAAATAGAGAAACAGCGGCTAGTACAGCTAAGCAAATTGCCTTCCAAGAGCGTATGAGTAATACAGCGCATCAGCGGCAAATGGCAGATTTAAAAAGGTCTGGTATTAATCCAATGCTGTCAGCAAAACTAGGTGGGGCATCGTCCCCAGCTGGAGCGTCTTACCAAGCAAGCAATGTTGGAGCTGCTGCGGTTGAAGGATATGGAAAAGTTAGTAGTGCCAAGCAAGCACAAGCGCAAACGAAACAAACACAAGCCCAAACGCTTGTAACAAAACAACAAGAAAAGAAACTCGTTCAAGAAATTAAGCAAATGAAGGATTTGCATAATGAAAGGTGGCAAAGACTATTCGCCACAATGGGACCGGATAATATAGCAGCTTCAGTAGCTGCGGCAATCAACGGTGTAAATATTCAGGTTTTGTTGAATCAAGTTGGTAGTAAGTTTGGTGTTAATAGTAAAACAAACCTTGAAGGTTTGTTAAAATATATGGAAGCGCATAAGAGCGCGGTTGGATCAAACGTTAGTGCGATCGAAAGATTAATAAAGCGGTACTACGGAGTGGAAAATAAAGATGGCTAAAATGGTATTTAAAACAGGTTATGGCGAGCGTGAGCGCGTCCATTCAAACCCAAAAGGCGAAAGCCTTACTCAGCAGCATTTCGCCCATGAGGCGGATGTGCGCAATATTATTAAGCAATATGACAAAACTGGTTTAATTGCAAATGTACAAAAGGGCGTAGCCCAATACGGTGACTATTCAGAAGTCAACGAATATAGAGAGGCTTTAGACCTCGTAAATGAAGCAAACGCAACGTTTGCAGAATTGCCCGCGGAATTGCGGGAAATGTTCCAGAATGATGCTGGAACGTTCTTGGAGTTTGCTACAAACCCAGAGAACAATGATAAAATGATTAAGCTTGGACTTAAGGAGGCTCCTGTCCAAGAAGAACAGCCAAGTAAGGCTGAAAATAAGGCTGCCGAGCCTCCCGCTCCCCAAGAAGCTGGGGAGTAGAGGCAGCCAGGGCACAGTTACTCACTTGATGTAACTGTGCCCACTGACACCAAAGGAGGAAAAGGTGGAAACAATTAAGTATAATTTAACTCAGGCCAAGTCACGGGAAGATAAAACACAGTGGATCAAAATAGGGATAGCACAGAAAAGCGACCGTAATTTTTGGATCAAGTTAGATGTGTTGCCGATCGCAGATAAAAACGGCGAAATATGGTTAAATTTATTTGAAAGGAAAGATGATGAAGTATCGAAAAAAAATGAGCGCTAGAAGTAGCCGTAAACAGTTCACAAAAGGCGCTATGAAAGTGAAAGGTAAAAATTTCACAAAACCAATGCGCGGCGGCATCAGACTATAGATGCCATGCTATCATCCTCTGGTAGCCTATAAATGCGATGGAAAAGTAGTATTCGATAAGCCCTTCGCATTTGCGAGGGGCTTTAATTTACCCTGTGGCCAATGTATTGGGTGCAGGTTAGACTACAGTCGCCAATGGGCTATTAGGTGCGTCCATGAGGCTCAGATGCACGAGGATAATTGTTTCATTACCTTAACGTTTGACAATGAACACATTGCAAAACGTAAAAATCCGGAAAGTTTGGATAATACAGAGTTCCAAAGGTTTATGAAACGCCTCCGGAAAAAGTATCCCCACAAAATAAGATTTTTTCATTGTGGGGAATATGGGGATCAAAATAAAAGACCACATTATCATGCGTTATTATTCGGGCATGATTTTAAAGACAAAAAACTGTGGTCAAATAAAGGCGACTTCAAGTTATTTGTAAGTCAAGAGTTAGCAGAGCTATGGCCGTATGGTTTCCATACGATCGGAGCGGTCAGCTTCGATACAGCTGCATACTGTGCCAGATATGTTATGAAAAAGGTTACAGGGGACGCAGCTGCGTCCCATTATAGAGAGGTAGATCTCGAAACCGGCGAAATAATAAAAGAAATAAAGCCGGAATATTGTACGATGTCGCGTATGCCAGGCATCGGGTATGAATGGTATCAGACATATGGATACCATGATTGCCATAAACACGATTATATCGTTATTAATGGCTATAAAGTAAGACCGCCAAGGTATTACGATAAGTTGTGCGAAGAAGGATTCTTTGCAAAAATAAAGGAAAGGCGTATAGAAAACGCCGATGACCCCATAATTAATTATGGGGAAGAAATGGACAGACTTTGGGTGGAAGAAGAAGTTAAAATAAAAAAGCTTGAAAGACTAATAAGAAACGTTTAGCGTTTCTTAAACCATAGGAGGTAAAGATGAAGAAAATATATTATGCAGTATATGATAGAAAAGCAGAATTGTACTCAGCTCCGTTTTTGGAAATCAAAGACGGAACAGCAATTCGCGCAATTCAAGATTTAGTAGTCAATTCACCAGATCATGCCTTTGCAAAACATTCATCGGATTATAGTTTGCATAGGTTAGGCGAGTTTGACGATGTAACAGGAGTTATTACCGGTCAAATGCCGGAAAAACTCCAAGAAATTGAAAATCTAGTAGGAGAATAAGATAATGCTAGGCGGTCGTATGGGTAATTTACCAACAGTTATGAAGCACGAGTTTTCGCGAGTGCCACAAGCTGATATTCAGCGTTCAACATTTAATCGGTCACATGGACTAAAAACGACATTTGATGCGGGTTATTTAGTACCAATTTTTGTTGACGAAGTAGTGCCTGGCGATTCGTTTAATTTAAAAGCGCATGGATTTGGTCGCCTAGCTACACCAATTTATCCAGTAATGGATAATTTATACGTTGAAACATTCTTTTTCTTTGTACCAAACAGACTGATTTGGGATAATTGGGAAAAGTTCAACGGTGCGCAAGATAATCCTGGTGATAGTACAAGTTATTTGGTTCCACAGCTTACGCTGGGGTCAGGGGTAAGTATTGCAGGCGATAGCCTGTATGATTATATGGGTTTGCCAACAGGGGTTAACGGAATTGCGTTTAATAACCTGCATGGGCGTGCATATAATCTTTGTTTTAATGAATGGTTTCGCGATCAAAACTTAGTGGATGCAGTTACAGTAGATAAAGGTGATGGTCCTGATAATATTAGTGATTACACGTTGTTAAAACGTGGAAAGCGGCATGATTATTTTACATCATGTTTACCATGGCCGCAAAAAGGTGACGCAGTTAGTTTGCCACTGGGTACAACTGCACCAGTTCAAACAGGTGCAATATCAGGTGTCGGTGATGATCGTATTACGATATTGAATGGTGC